CGAACGGTTGACCACCCGCTACTGTAGAACCAACATTTGAGTAACTGATCCCAATGGGGCCACAGTTGAAAACAGAATGTTGAGTGAATGCAGTAATAACGGCACCAGGGTCCTCCACTATGGGACGTGAAAGACGAACATGATAAAGTACCCATAACTCACCGATGGCAGCCGGAGAACCAGACTGACCAACAGTGGCTATAGTAGTTGTAGAAGGTATCGATAGACGAGCGTCGCCTGGGGCGGCAGTACTATTCGAAATACCTGGCAGCACGTAATTACGCGCCATGACATTGCGACGTGGGTCGCATTCCACTGGGTGTGGAAGATGATCATAAACAGTTCCTGATGTTGGCAACTGTGATGAATCCATAGCACGTTTATTAACAAACGGCTTGTCATAGGCATCGTAATCTGTCGCTAAGACAACAGAACCAGCACCTGGGCTAGTTCCGCCTACACCTGTATAGGATGTGGGGACGTATACGTAAACGAGTCCAAGCCATTCAAATTCTTCAAAATACTGGGCGATACCAGCTAGCAAAGGTGCTAGTAAGGGATTACCTGGATTATTGATTATCTGAGTGGACTTGAAATCACTTGACGACATAACGTCCATCACAAACTCCTTGTGACACCATATTATATCATCCTCGCGCTTGACTGTCGCGAATGTATAATTCGAACCTATATGGGAATCAGATTCGAGTCGATGTGCTGGGAGAAATGAATTCTTCCTATACTTATAACTACCCATACCGAGCAGACGTGATATTGAGCCCCCCAACCACGATCCTGCTGTCTCCAGTGCGTCAGTGACAACCCTGTTGCCTCCTAATGCACTACCTATTGATGATCCTAGGGCGCCCCCGGCGCTCCTGAATGCTTTACCGGTTCTTGAAACACCGTCATCATTCTTCTCGAAAAGGAACTTTTTCGCATCATCAATATAATCTCCCCGACCTTTTAGGCGTCGAGTAACCTTGTTGTTACCGTTTGTTTTGGACTTAGCAACGTGTCCGGATTTTAAGGACTTCCTCTGTCCCGAAGCTTTGGTGCTTGCGTTCCCCCTTTGAGTATTCATCGGGTCCCTGCTCAAGTGGTGGATTAAGAAGCCACCCAGGCGACTATGCTCACACATACTATAAAGACCTTGTAGTCTGTAGACATTCCCACGCACAACTTGCCGGCGATCGCTTCTACATCGTAGTAATTTAATACTTGCGACATAGGGCTCTCTCGCGGACATTAAGCTCAAATATGAGCCGTGTATCGCAGTTAGTACCCTCCTTAACGGGTGTTAGGTCAACGTAATTAAACGTTAGTATGTGGACCGATTGTGTTGTTATGTAGGCCTTGTACAACACTAAACTTTACCTTAGTAAATTAATACCAAGGAGGGCTCTGTCAGCGGCATCAAATGCTTAGCTACCATAGCCCAAGGTGCCACAGTCTTAAGCTGCGGCGATACTCAATGAGGTAAGTTGTCTGACGTCTTTACGTCTCTTGTACAACACGATCTCATCATAAAGTGAAGGGTGATCGAGGTTAATCATAGGATAAACCCTCGTAGCTCCAGAGACAGTAAGCCGCACGCTCTCATGCAGGCTACCGTCCCGATACGTTTTCTGATATTTAACACCATCGTCCTCTGGCTTTAATCGGCGGCCTTCGGCCCGACCGAACCTACGCCAACATAAACCTTTAAATGAATACTTTAAATTCATAATATCGGTTTCAGTCTGCTGGATAGGCTTCCAGTTTGGAGGATGTGTTTCCGGATCAACTTCCTGACAATACGGTCTCATAGGTTCATGAGCGTATTGTGCCTGATAGAATGTCCGTTTTCGTATATCAGTGTATCGTCCTTCATCTTCGATAACATCTTTCATCATCCCAATAGGTTGGAATGGAGGTTTTGTCAAATATGGTTGAAACCATGACTTGTTCAGCGCACGAGCGATTATCCGCTGCTTATCTGAAACAACAACATGAAAACCCTTCGGTTTAACTTCATGCTGACCAACAAATGTACAACCAACAGGCATTTTCATACCGAGCCCCCCCATAGTGGCGGGGAGATACCAATTTAACTTGGTACCGTCATACATTGTTGAGGCCTCTTCTAGCTTGGAACGATTATATAGTTTGAATCGTTCATTGGCCTGTAACTTATTAAGTGCGCCATGCATGGCGTCTTCATGAATACAGAATACGGGCTTCGGTGGCCCATCATTTGTGACCTTGGCTACTTTACTCTGACCTAACAACATACCTACATTATAAAAAGGTATATAAGTTGTCGACTTACCATCAAAATGATATAACTCACTATTAACAGTTGCGTAAATATCATGGAAAAAATTCTTTCCAGGGGACGGAAACAGTCCCGCTTCGGGTAAGGTATTGAGCCAATTATCATATTGTTCCTGAGTGCACTGGAACAAGATATCATCACCATTGATGAGCACATTAAGCTCGCGAAAGTCCT